AACGACAAACTCAATATGACAGGTATAGAACTATTAGAAGACCCGTACAATGGATTGGTATACACTTATGGAAAGGTTCAGTTTGTTGAAGGTAAAGCACATTTAAATTTTCAACGAAACATAGTCAGACCTGTAAAAGGTAAAGATATAGATGAACTAAATAAAGATGAAATATTACAAAATCTAATGGGCGATATATTAGTAGAGCTTATGCAACAACAGGTAAATAACGAAAATGAACAAAGAGATATTGAAAGAACAGATTAAAAGACACGAGGGAGAAGTCCTCGAAATTTATGAAGACTCATTAGGATACTTAACTTTTGGAGTTGGACACTTAATTAAAGACAGTGATGATGAATACGGACTACCAGTTGGAACACCAGTTTCGCAAGAAAGGGTAGATGATGTTTATGAATATGACTTCGATAAACACGTAGAAGAAACAATTCACGTATTTGAGTCAAAAGGAGGAGAAGACTTCTATGCACTTCCCGAAGACATTCAACACGTATTAGTCAATATGACATTCAACTTGGGTGGAACAAGATTTGGTAAGTTCAACAATATGTGGAAAGGTGTTGTTGCTTGTGACTGGGAAAAGGTTGCAGTTGAAATGGAAGACTCCAAGTGGTTTGGACAGGTCGGAAGACGTTCAGTTGAACTACAAGAAATGGTAAGAAACTGTGGGTAAGATTAAAGCAATAAGACTAACCACTGGTGAAATCGTAATTGGGTTTTATGAAAAAACTTGGAACGGAAATCATAAAATAGTTGATGCTAAAGAATGTATTGCTAATGTTCAAGATGGTAAAATGGAAATCAGTCTTGCAGACTACATTCCATTTGCAAAGGAATATAACTTCACATTTAAAAAAGAACAGGTTGCAGTTGTATTCGAAGTTAAACCACAACTAGAAACAAATTATAAAGTTTCAACAGGAAACCAACGAGGTAGATAATGGGAAGAGAAACAATGTTAAAAGCACTGATGAGTCAGTATCAAGGTGAGATGGATGTCGCAATGGCAAATATCGAAGTTTATCAAAACCACCCTGCAGGTATTGGAGACCATTCTGATATTGCACAAGCGTTAGATATGCAAATAGAAAAACTTGCTAGTTCAAAAGATAAGTATGATGCAGTATACGACATTTTAAACAATAAAAAAGGTATAACCACATTGACAGAGTAGTATCTTTATAGTATAATTACTATATGGATTATTACACAAACGTCACTCGTACCCGAGACAAAATATTAGTAACTGGTTATCAAGGTAATCAGAAAAAGAAACTCACGGTTTCTTATAGACCAAAACACTTTGTCCCATCCAAAAAAGGAGACTCTCCTTATAAATCTTTAGACGGTAGACCACTCGAACTTGTTGAACTCAACTCAATGGGTGGTGCAAGAAAGTTTAGAGAGAAGTATAAAGACACTCACGGATTCGAAATACACGGATACGATAGATATGTTTATACTTACATCGCAGACACATTCAAAGGTGACATTAAGTTCGATACTAACAAGATTAAAACTGCAACACTTGATATTGAGTGTGAATGTGAAAATGGGTTTCCCGACCCATTGTATGCTGCAGAGAAAGTCAATGCAATTGCAATCAAACCATTCAGACATAATGCACATATATTCGGATTTGGTGAATGGGATGAAGCACCTAAAAATGTTGTGTATCACAATTGCAAAGATGAAGCAGAACTTCTAACTGAGTTCATCAAGTACTGGAGAAAGGAATCGTTTGATGTTATTACAGGTTGGAATGTAAACAGTTTTGATATCACATATCTTTGTAATAGAATTGATAAACTTTTTGGTGAAGGAGAACATAAAAAACTTTCTCCTTGGAATATGTCTGATGTTAGAGAGTTCACTCAATATGGATATCAAAAGAATATGGTTTACACTCTTTATGGTGTCAATGTTCTTGATTACTTGGAACTCTATAAAAAACATACCTTTGTCAACCAATCATCATATAAACTAGAAAACATTGCACAAGTAGAACTTGGAACTGGTAAATTGGATTATTCAGAATACGGTTCTCTCCACACTCTTTACAGACAGGATTATCATAAGTTCTTAGAATATAACTTAAAGGATGTAACTCTTATTGAAGACTTGGATGAGAAACTTGGATTCATAGAACTAACCCAAACAATGGCATATAATGCTAAATGCAACTATACAGATGTGTTTGGAATGGTTAAGTATTGGGAAACGATTATCTATAATTTCTTACGAGACCAAAACATACAAACACCACCACAGCAATTATCCAGTAATAAGACACATTCAATTCAAGGTGCATACGTCAAAGAACCTTTAGTGGGAGGACATAACTGGGTTATGTCATTTGATTTGAACTCATTGTATCCTCATCTAATTATGCAGTTCAACATATCGCCTGAAAAAATGATACGAGGAGATAGACAGGATGTTAATGTTAGTAAAATGCTAACCCAAGAATCTGATTTGTCTTATGTTCATAAAACAGGTCACACCGTAACACCTAACGGAGTTATGTTCAAAAGAGATAGACAAGGATTCCTTCCCGAACTTATGGAAAAGTTTTATGAAGAACGCAAAGAGTGGAAGAAGAAGATGATTGCATATCAACAAGAACGAGAGACTTGCAAAGACACCAAACGAAGGAGGGAACTGGATACACTTATCAAACGTGCATACAACAATCAACAGGTTCGTAAGATTGCACTGAACTCTGCTTATGGTGCTCTTGCAAATCAATACTTTGCATTCTTTAGTGTTGACCTTGCAGAAGCAATTACACTAAGTGGTCAGTTGGTAATTCAATGGGCAGAAAAGACCATTAACAATTATCTACAGAATGTTCTAAAGACCGAAAAGGATTATGTAATTGCAATCGATACCGATTCAGTTTATATCACAATGGACGACTTAGTGTCTCAAGTGTTTCCCGAAGACACCCCAAAAGAAAAAGTTATAGATTTTCTAAACAAAGCAGAAGTTCAGATAGAACAGGTTCTTGCAGAAGGGTTCGATGAACTTAAAGATTATACCAATGCATTCCAACAGAAGATGGAAATGGGTAGAGAGGTTATTGCAGATAAGGGTATATGGACTGCAAAGAAACGATACATTCTAAATGTTTATGATAACGAAGGTGTTAGATACGAAGAACCTAAACTCAAGATGATGGGTATTGAGACTGCAAAGTCCTCCACACCTTTATGGATTCGTAAGAAACTAGAAGACGGATTACGAATTGTTATGAGAGGAGACGAACAAGAACTATGGGAGTTCGTAGAGACTGCACGAAAGGATTTTAGAAATCTACCAGTAGAAGATATATCATCTCCTAGAGGTTGTAATAACTTACAACAATATGCAGACTCAACAATGATTTACAGTAAAGGGACTCCTATACACGTTAGAGGTTCTTTATTATATAACAACTTACTTAAAAAGAAAAACATAGACAAACGATATGAAGAGATAAAAAACAAAGATAAAATTCTGTTTACATATCTAACAGTACCAAACCCCATCAATGAAAATGTGATATCATATGTTGGGACACTTCCAAGAGAATTTGACTTACATAGATTTGTTGATTATGATATGCAGTTCGACAAAGCATTCATAGAACCACTTAAAACTATTGTCAACTTGATTGATTGGAATGTAGAACCAGTTGCAAGTTTAGATTCATTCTTTGGTTAGGAGACACTATGAAACATATGATACGTTGGATGAAGATTAATGCATTTATTAATCTATATCTTGGAATAATTTTAACATTCGTTTTGATTGCACTGGTAGTGGATATTACACTGGACAGTTATTGGCATTCAAACGACTTCAAAGATTTACTTTTAGGTAAAGATGTGGCACCTACTGATTAGTATAAAGTTTTATGTGTATAGTGTATCGACTGCACATACACTGATAATGTTTTATATGTTCCCAATTATACCAATTGCAATAGGTTATATACTTCTTGCAGCCTCATTGGGTGGTTTTGGATTGTATTGTGCATATGATTACGATAAAACATTCACTCAATACAAGAAAACTCAAAATCCTATGGATTGGGACTTGTTTGACACTAAATACCATAGGAGTTAGATTCTCAGTTGGAGGTCTAATGAAATTAATCCATAACGGAGTAAACAATGAAAATAGCATATATTGCTATTTTTGTGGGTATATTACTTCCTTCTTGTGCCTCAGTTGGAGCAGTTATTGAAGGTGGTAAAGAGTTTACAACTGGTGTTGTCGATGGTGCAGTTCAAGGAACTCAAACATTGGTAAACGCAGTTGCAGATGATGTAGTCTCAGTTGGAACTTTAGCAGCTAATACTGCAACAGGTGTTGTTAACACTGTAGCAGACGAAGTTGATAGACAGACAGATGAACTACAAGAGGAAGAGAAAACTGAAAAAAAGTAGAGGAGGTCATTCCGACAGTTGTATTACTGGAGGCTATGATGCTCTATTGTTCAGAGTTCCCACAAAAATGTAGAACTAGGAGAGGGGACTAATGTTCCCTCTTTTTTATTGAGATAAATAAATAATATGTACGATTCAAAGTTCTTTAAAACTCCGTCAGTTAAAATGTCTTATAAAGATGATGTTCTAATAGATGAGAAGGGTGAAACTGTTATGATGGGTTGGGAGAAACCTATTATGAAAGTAGCATCAGAAGTTGTTACTGCAAATGGTGGAGACATATTAAACATAGGTTTTGGTATGGGAATCGTAGACTCTTATATACAAGAAACCAATCCAACCTCACATACTATCATAGAATCCCATCCCAATGTCATTCAGTATATGAAAGATAATGGTTGGGAAGATAGATGTAATTGTGTTTATGGTCGTTGGCAAGATTGTATAGATACTATAGGACAATTTGATGGAATCTATTTAGATACTTGGAAAGACGAGAGAGTTTCATCTATACCTAAGTTATTGGAGACTTGTTTAAAAAACGGTGGAGTGTTCTCAATGTGGCATCAACAATGGGAGTTCAATCAACTAATCCAATACTTCCAAAAAGGTTATGACTTGTCGTATAGAAAAATAGAAAACAATAACATAATACCCGAAAAACAATTTACAGATGGAACACAATATATCTCTTCATCGATGAGAAGTATCATTATACCAGTGGTTAAAAAACATTAAAATATAAATAAGACTATGTATCAGTATAATGTCTCAGTAGTTAAAGTTGTCGATGGTGACACGATTGACGTGGATATTGACTTGGGTTTTGGTATGTCTTACAAAAAACAAAGAGTACGTATGATGGGAATCGATACGCCCGAATCTAGAACTAGAGATAAAGTAGAAAAACTCTTTGGTAAAGCATCTAAGAAACACTTAAAAAAACTATTAGAAAGTGCAGAATCTATTTCCCTCATTTCACACGATAAAGGAAAGTTCGGAAGAATCCTTGGTGAAATCTACATTCACAATAATACAGGACATCCGACCTTTGAAACTGAAGTCAATGTCAATCAACAAATGATTGATGATTGTCACGCAGTTCCTTACACTGGAGAGAACAAAGACTTAGTTGAACAACAACACTTAGACAATAGAAAAGTTGTTATGGAGACTGGGTATGTCACTCAAGAACAGATAGATAAGGTATCCAA